CTGTCATCTTCAGCGATAATCGCGGAAAGTTAAGCGGGAGGATGCCTATATCACCGCTGCCAGGCGAAACAGTAAGCACATCGTATGCGTATGTATAGATCGTGTCCGCTTGCCGCTTGTAATCCGTGGCCTTGTGCGCGTCTGTGAAATTGTTTGTCTCGCTTCCCTCGTACTGCTCCGCCTTAAATTTCCACGCGTGGCGGAACAGGGTTGAGGCTGGCATCGCATATCCGCCGCGATAGCTTGCGCTTGCGTCAGTCGTAGCATCGCTCGAGTCCGTCACAGGCACGAGGCTGTCAGTCGATTCCTCATAAAAGTGCAGTTCGCCGCCAGAGGCTATACTCTGGTGGACAAGCCCGAAGGCCTCGCCGCCAGTCCGCGTGTCAACCTCAACAGGCCATAAGGCAAGCGAAGCGCACAGCGCCTCCGAGCCTGGTGTGCTTGCGTTGGCCGTGTAGTCGCCGTACACAACCGGAAAGTATCGCCCGCTGTCAGCCTGCGTGTTCGGGATGCTCAGGAAATCCCACGGCTGATTCGGCTCGATGTCAAGCTGTACCTCGGCGGCAGTCCAGCTGATCCCGCGCAAGCGGCCTGTGTAGATCTGCGTGGATTGCGTAAAGTTGCCGTTCAGGCTGCTGTAAATTCGCACCTCGTGATTCACGAAAACGCCCGCTGCCGTGTCGCGCTCAGACAGCATATCGGACACCAGCTCGCCGTCGATCTTCACATTGGCAAGCGTGACCGATACATTGCTCGTCTTGCTTGTGCATTTCGCCAAGTCGATACTCTCGCGAATCGAGCTGATGCTCGTAACGATCGGAAAGGCGATCGTCCCGCCGGTGGTATGGATTGATGTGTCCGCAAATTCGATATAGTCGCTGCCCGTCCCGTAGTACAGGCGCACCCTCCAGTTGTCCTGAATGTTGCCCATGCGCTGGGCATCGCGGATCGTTCTCACGCCAGATTCCTCCGCAGCCTGTGCGCCAGCCTGTCAGCCAGTTCGGCAACCGTGCCCTGCTCGACAATGCCAGCCTGCAGGTTGATCGTCACGCCACCGCCGCGCGGGCCTTCCAGATTCGGTGAACTGGTCGGCGTGATCTGCACCCTTTCGCGCCCGCCGGGATTGTCACCGACCATAATCATCTGAGGCCCGCTCGTCACGAAGTCGCCACCGCGGGCAAACTTCTGCGCCTCGATCTGTGCGACATTTGCGAGGCCCATCGTGACCGTCGCAAGCATTGCCGGGATCGTCCACGGCGGGCCGGGCGGGTTGTTCAGTGCCTTGTTTGCGGCGCTGTATGTGTTGATGATCGCCTCACCTTGTGCCAGCCGCTTCGTGAGTGCCGCGTTCCCGCCTGCAACTTTGTTTAGCTGGGCGAAGCTCCCGAGCAGGGCTCCCGTACCGCTCACGATCGCATCTCGCTTTTTCGCCAGCAGTGCAGTCGCCTCAGCTTGTTTTTTCGTCTCGTCCGTGACCAGCCCTAAAGCCTCAGCCGCTTCTGGGTACAGTCGGATAAACTCGGCGATATGCTCTTGTTCTTGCTCCATTTGGCCAAGGCGCAAGAATGTCGCCATTTCATACTCTTCCCATGCCGAGAGCAGCTCGTCTGGCGGAAGTGGTATTTCCGAAAGCGGGCCGGGCTTTACCTTGTTCGTCTCTTCATTCATTGACGCGATCAGGGCCGTGAGAGAAGCGACGCGATCTTCGGCCATCTGAAATGCAATATCGTCCCGCAGTGACTCGCGGAACTCTTCAAAGGTCAGCCGGGCGACATGGAACGCAAGTAGGTCTTCTTGCGACGGCGCAGGCGGCCCCACGAACGTATCAGCCGCAGCCCGCATTTTTTTGATCTCGTTCGCGGTGTCGATCGCCTGCTGGTCAAGCTCTTTCATCGAGGTTGTGACTCCGGCGAGCCTTGCGATCAAGTGATCACCTGCCGCGTCCGCGATTACCATCGCGTCACCGAGGATATTGATCGGATTGTCAGCCCATCTGCCAAGAACAGACGGCACCTCGGCAAGATTCACAAGCAGATCGGTCAACCCCGCACCGATCGGCTCCAGCATATCACCCCACGCGTTACTGATCTGCTCGAGTTTACCGGCCTGCGTTTGCGCCACCGCCTCAGCTGCGCCACCAGCCTTCTTGATGAGCGCCTCGAGAACGGATGTGAACCGCTCCATTGATCCAGCTGCGCCCGTGACCTCAATACCGTATCGGCTCAGCGCATTAGTGGAGCTGCCAAATGATTTGCCGACAAGCTCAGCCGCGTTCACCAAGTCCATCTCTTGAAGCGTCGCGAAGTCTTGCGTCACCTTGATGAGCTTCTTGATCTGCTCTTCATCCCGCGTGTAGGCCGCGAGCCGCGCCATTGCGCTGATAGTGACCTCGTCGCCGAAGGTGGTAACTTTTTGAAGTTCGCTCGCATAATTCCGCAGCGCCTTTGTGCTGCCCCGGAAAGCAGCCGAGAGCCTGGCCTCTGCCTGCTCTTGAACCTTTGCAAGCTCAATGGATTTTTTCATCCCGGCTAAGATCGCGTTCGCGCCAAAGTACGCCGCGCCAGCTGCCGCCGCCTGCTTGGCAAGCGAGCCGAGTCCGCGTGACACACCACCCAGCTTTTGCGCTGCCTGATCCGCGCCAGTGACGCCGACCTGAATCTGGTATTTACTTGTTGTGGCCATTTCGACCTCTCATGTGATTCATCGCTGCGGCCTCTTCGTTTTCGATCACGATCACAGCCTCGGCGAATGCGTTCGACATCTCATCCAGCGTGTGCGCTGCTGGCGTGTGCGTTGCCCGGATCAGCCTAAAATCTTTCATCCATCGCAGCGGGTCAGGATGGAGGAACCAGTGAGCAGACGCGAAAAAAGGAAGCTGCGTGAACAGCGCGTGCCCAAGCGGCCAGCCATTCGACGCAGCTTCCGATTCAATCCGCTCAACCTCTGCCCACACTTCGCGTTCATCGTATTCGATCACCTTTCCAAGTGTCGGGCTTTGCGCGTGCCATCTGCCTGCCGCTGGCCATTCGGTATCGGGCACCCCGCACACGCCACACCATACCGACAGCAGCAGGCAGATTCTCAGTTTCCCGGAATCCCTCCGATGTACACATGCGCCAGGTGCTCAAGCAGGAACGACTGCTGGAAGATAGGCAAGGCTGTAAAGGTCGCGTCATCGCCCAGCCCGCTAATCTGCTCGACGAACTCCTGCACCTTCACGAGCACCTCGTCGTCATACTCGCCGCCACGATACAGGCACCGGACGAGAGCGGCCAGCTTCATCACCTCTTTCCGAGTAGCTTCCCGCACATCAAAGGAACCGTCAAAGTTCTCAAGCTTCGGAGTAAACTCCATCTGTCACCTCTTATGCGTTCGAGCCGACAACAACCGTGATTGCGTCAGCCGAGCCATCAAAAGCACACCGGAAGGGCAGGTCACGGAACACGCCAGCATCCTGCCCAAAGTTGTAGTTGGCCGAATCAAACACGCAATTTGCCGTGATCGATAACTCGTTCGTGGCATCTCCGCCGTTGAATGTCAGGTCGAGCCGTTTGTCAGCCGAGCCTGCTGTCGGGTTCGCGAGCGCATAGTCAATCAGGTTTGCCGTGTTAGCATCGTACTTCACGCTGATCGAACCTGTGGCAACATATCCCTTGCCGCCAGCTGCGCCGACCGTGCAGCCCTCAGCGTGCCCGGTCACGTTCGCTCCCCAGAATGTCGCGCCGTTGTCGAGCGAAAGGCTGAAATTATTGGTCACAATATCACTCAAGGCGATCTGCTTGGTCGTAAACCAGTTCGTCGAAAAGTACGCCGTCCCTGCTGAAGTCCAGTCACCCGGCGTGAAGGTCGAGGTCGTGCCGAGCACCCGCCCGCTAATGAAGGTAGCGCTGAAGCTGGCGCGGCCACCGTTCGAGCCTGCGTCCCATGTGATCTCAAGGGTCTTCAGGAACGCGCTGGTCAGCTGCTTTCCTTCGCCGCTGATCGGGTCGTGCAGGGCCAGTGTGAAAAAGGTCTGATTGGCAGGGTCGCCGATTACGCTGGTGGACGAATCCCAAGCGTAGGTGTCCTCGCTCGAGTCTGTGCTCTTGTTCTGGAAGACGCCCTCAAGCAGCAGCTCAAGCACGGGTGTCGTTAGGATGCCTGACACGGTCACGGTCGTGATCGCGCCAGCTGTGGTCTTGTAGATGTCGCCTACGCTCATGACTGCGCTTCCGTCGATGCGCGGAGTCTCGTCCGTCACGACGGCTGTGGCTGTGTCCAGCGTGGGCGGCTCGGTGATGTGCAGCTCCTGAAAGCTCGACTGTGTTGTGATCGCCGTGCCGAATGTAGTCTCTTGGGCAATCGCGCACCTGAATTGGGTCTTGCTGTAGACAGCTGTTGAAATTGCCATTGCGGCCTCCTACTCGATGATGTGTGTCACGGCGCAGCTCCACTCGAAGGCCACTCGCGCCAGCCCGTTCTCGTTATCTTCATCGGTCTCAGCGCTGTAATCGGTCGCGCCAATCTGTCCATCGTGCCAGCGGTATCCCTTAGCTGGCGTGTAGTCTTTGTTTTGCCGGAGCAGCTCAAACAGCCGCTCCATGAAGTTCGCCCGCTCGGTCAGGGCTTTCTTTCCGCTGGCTGCGCCGACCTTCACGATATAGGCAAAGTCGATCGTGTATCTGCGCGTTGTCGCGCCAGCGGCCTCTTCAACCAGCTCCTCACGGAAGTGTGACAGCTCAAGCCAGCTTGCGCCCTTCGGCGGGTCCGCGTCAAAGAGCCTTAGGGTTGTGTGACCGCGAAACTCAGACGACAGAATATCTGTCAGCGGGTCGATCACATGAGTGCTTGCGATATTCGAGAATGTGATCGCCATCAGATGCGCCTCAAGCTAATCGTGCGCCGGCCGGTTCCGGCTTCCGGCTTCCCGCCCCTGACCTCTACTTCCCACTCATCAGCGGCAACATACACGCCCGCCGTGAATCGTGCGTACATCCCCTGCCCGATGTTCTGATATTGGCAGTTGATCACTTCAGAATCAACTACCTGCGTAGTTTTCAGACCATCAGACCCAGCCACATAAGCCGAGTACGTAACGGTCGAAGTGCTGCCCTTCGTAATCGTGCCGCCTGTCTCGATCACCACCTTAATCGCGTCGAAGGACACGGTCGGCATCCCCTCTACATCCGCAATCGTGCCGGTCGTGGTAGCGTCCATGCTGACAGCGTTCACGATGCCCTTGCCTGCTGCCGTGCTGGTCTCGTTCCAAAGCGGAATCCGCCCATCACGCACCATGTCAAGCAGGCCAGGCTCGTTCGGATTGCCGGGGTTGTAGACCATGCCGCGAAGCTGGGCACCGCGCTCCATGTCGTGCGGCTGGATCAGGTACGAACAGGCGAGCGTGGCTGTGGCGCGAATGATACTATCATCGTACTCTCGCAGGCTCTCGGACTGTGCGCCTGTGCCTGTGCGCTTGATGATCGGCTTTGAGACATACGATCTCACGAAGTCGCTTGCGTGTGCCACAGCCTCGGTCTTGACATCGCTCCACTTGCGCCCAGCCTCAAGCCTGTGCGTGGTCGCCGGGTCGTTCGTTGAGTACAGGTACACGACGTCCGCGTCTGAGTCGTAGTACCAGTCACCGTCGACGCGCACATCCGGCTGACTTGCCTCAGCATCGCCCAAGTCTTCACCGTCCCGGTACAGCTTCGTGACGTGCCCGCAGTCGTAGCACGCATAGACCTTCGCCACGCTTGTGACCGCCCAGCCGCCCAGCTCGCGCTTCACATCATAGGAGTCGATCACAGGCTCGACGGCCTGCAAGTCGGTCGTGATGTTGCAGTAGCTCTCAAAATATGAACTCATCGGAGACTCCAGAAAATGAAGTTGCCAGCGAAGGCGCCGACCACGCCAGCAGCCAGCCCGGCGAAAAGGTACACGATCACACCCACCGACCAGTCGCCCGTCAGAATCTGGCGCAGGCTCTTGACCTCGTCATTCAAGGCGGCCAGCTCACGCCTAAGCCGCCGGTTCTGCTCGTGTAAGTGCTCGAGTGTCATGCTGGCCTCACCTGACTCTCACCACTTTTAGCGTGTCCTGCGCCTGCGCTTCCCATGTCCCGCTGCCGTTCGGGTGCGTTCCATTCAGCCAGATGTCAATGTTCATCGCGTCTGCCGCTCCGTCGCGGGTCAGCAGGTAGTCAAGCTCGACGCCCGTAATCCCGAGCGCTCGGCAAGTCGTCAGCGCGTCCATAGGACTCTCGAATCCTGGGTTGTTGGAAGCGATCACAGGATCAGTCGAAGTCGGCGAGTAGCCAATTCCAATGAAGCCTTCAGGCGTTGCGGCGGAATAAGTCAGGCCACCAGTGCCACCGAACTTGTACTCGTATGTATCAGTCGTCGTGAAATTGGTGGCCTTGAACCAGTTCGTCGAGTCGGCAGCATCAACCACGTCTATATCAGTGTATCCGCTCGAACTGATTAGCCTGTAAACAGTCCCGCCGCCCCAATAGTTGCTTTGGATCGTGGCCGAGTCATAGACCTGATTGTCGTCCCATGAATTCCAATCAGTGGTACTCACCGCACTGCCATAAGTGCCAAGAATCAGGTTGTCCTGGAATGTGATACCATCGCACGGCGTGTCATCTACTTGGCTGCTCATGTCGAGAACGCCCCACGAGGCGTCATCAAAGATAAACGTATTCTGGTAGATCGCTCCGTCATTTGCGGAGCGCAAGCTGAAAACCATCGTCCTATTGGCTGTCGAAGGCAAGTCGATGGCAGTCAAGTCATACAGGTTGTCATAAATATGAAAGGTTCCGGTCTTTACGACAGTCAGCATGATTGTTGTGACGCCCTCAGCTATCTTAGTCGTTGGCCGGAAAATGTTGTCATAAACACGAATGTTCTCTGCTGCGGTCGCGTCTGAAATATCAGCACTTCCATCAAGGCCAAGCACGAGCATATGCGGGCTACAGCACATCTCGCCCCAGCTCGCGCCACCAGCACCGAGGAACGTGTTCCCTGTGACGTGTGCATAGTTCGTCCTGACCTGGCACTGCGTGGTGATATTCTCACCCTGGAATGTGTTGCCGGAAATGACCGCACTCGCGCCTTCAGCTCCACCATGTGCGACGTCATCTCCATTCATGCCGACATAGAGCTTCACATCGGTGAACGTGCAACCAGAAACCGTGATGTCTTGCGCAATACCGGATGGTGTCTCGATCTGAAGCCCTGCGTATAACATCACGGAGTCGGTCTGGAATGTGCAGTTAGTGACCGTGATGTTGCCGCCATATTCGATCTGCACCGAGTGGTAATAACCATTCTCGAATGTGCAGCCGTCAATCTCAACCTCGCCGCTTTGTGCGCCGGTGGACTTGCTATAGTACAGCCACGCCGTGCCACCACGGAAGGTTGAGTTAATCAGACGGACTGGAATGTCATGCGCGATCTGGAGGCCATAGTTAGTGTGACCCGGGTAGTTTACTTGATTTCCATCAAGGTCTTCATATTGGAAGGTTGACTCCTCGATGCGGATCGAATCCGTGTCCGACCTGGTGGCACTGAGCGAAGGGTTGCCACTTGTCACGCCGCGCAGCTTTTGCGTGATCCCTGAAACAAGCATATAGCCAGACCCGCGCAGCTCCACGCCTGCACAGTTGTTCATAATCATCGTGCCGTTTCGCAGCACGAAGTCATTCACGTAGTCTGCGTCGATCACATGGTCGCTTGGGCCTGTCAAGTTGTATGTGCCGGTGTAGCCTCCGAAGTCGATCGTCAGGTTTGCCAGTGAGCCGGGAGTCGCTCCAACCGTCATTGAGTCGGTGTAGCTTGCGATACACAGCAGTGTATCTCCTGTCGAGGCTGCGGAAATAGCGCCCTTGAGGCTCAAATGATCAGCCCCAGCATGGCCGAAGGTCAGGACTGTTGCCTGCGCCGTGCCGAAGGCCAGCAAGCAATAGATCAGAATGGTTCTCAACATGGTGGACTCCTAAAATACTTTCCCGAGCCTGAGCGTGTCCTGCGCTTGGCTTTCGTATGTCCCGCTGCCGTTTGGGTGCGTGGCGTTCAGCCACAGCTTCAGGTTGAGCGGGTCTGCATCGCTGGTGGCCGACCAATCAAGCGTGATAGGCAGGGTCGCGTTGTATGCCGCCGTGTCTGCTGCCATCGTGGTGCTGTCCCGAATCGAAGCGAGCGCGTTGATCGGCGTTTCGTAGCCTGGCTCATTCACGTTAATGACGAGCGCCTGCGCCGTGCCAAGCACCAGCAGGCAGACTGTCAGGATGGGTCTCAACATGGCGCAGGTTCCTTTTTTGGCGTGATACAAAGCAGCAAGGGGGGCCGAAGCCCCCCGCTTAATCAGGCAGATCAGGGATTGTTGAAGTTCACGATACCCGTGTCGATCATCTTGGTTGCACCGTAGTGCAGCGCGTATCCGATGCCGTCACCGATATGCGTCGGAACCGGCACGGGACCCTTGACCCGGATGCCGCCCTGAATGGCATAACCGACCGAGCGCGGATGCCAGATGGTTGCCGTCTCATCACCCGCGCCGCCGTCGCCGTCCCAATCATCAGACACATAGATCGGCATTCCGAGCAGGACACCTTCAGCGCCGCTGGCCACAAAGCTCTGGTTGCCAAGCTCGGCTGCACTCGTGTACTTCGTGCCCCAGCTGGCAACGGAAAGCTCGAAGGCTTCCGGGCTCATGCCGAAGGCGCACTGCTTGATGTCCACACCGGCGATCTTCAGCTTGCGGTAGGCGATCAGGACATCCGTCCAGAGCACCGTGTTGTCGGTGGCGAGCGTCACATCATTGGTCGTGGCACTCTGCACGATGCCGGCAAGGTAGGTCTCGAAAGCCTTCAGCAGGACATAGCTTGAATCCATCGCGTAGGTGTTCAGCAGATCAAGGTTCGTCTGCAGCTGGGCGATGTCCTCAAAGAGGAACGCCTCGGCGGCAGTCTGGTTGACCGTGATCGTGCCCACGCTCTCGGCAGAGCTGTAGCCCGTGTATTCGAGAGCGGTCTCGGTGCTCTTCGAGTCAGCCGTACGTGCGCCGATCAGCGGTACGCTGACAGCCTTTGCGCCGGGTGCGAGCAGCGAGCTGTAATCCGAGCAGTAGTTCGAGAGAGTCTTGGCACTCTGGAAGTAGCCCTCCATCGCCGGGGCGAATACGGTCGGCAGCCAGTTGGCCAGCTGAGTCGTTCCGTGGTAAATATCAGCCATTGTTCAGTCCTTTCTTTAGCGTCCGCGAAGGATCGCCTCGTTTTCTTTGAGGAACTTCAGGCCGTGCTTCGCCACGCCTTCCCTGATCTGGTCAGGTGTGAGCGATGTCGAGCCGCCCGAAGAGCCTGGCTTCGCGGCGACCACCGCCGGAGCCTTTTGTTCCGAGAGCCTTGCAACCAGCTGCTCCAGCTTGGCAAGGCTCAATCCATCAGCCAGACCTTTGTCGTCATCCGTCAGCTTCGAGATTAACGCCTCGCGGCGATCGGTCTGGTACTGATCCCATTGGCTGGCCTTTTCCTTGGCGGCTGAAAGTTCGGTCTTGTACTTTTCGAGCACCGTCTCGAACTCTCCACGCTTGGCAGCTTCGGCCTCTTCCCGCGCCTGCTTTTCAGCCAGCAGGCTCTGAAGCTCGGCCTCGGCAGCTTTGCGCCTTTCGTTCACCTCGTCAAAGCGTCCCTTTGGGATCATGACGCTCTCAGCAGCAGCGTCAGGCTGGGTCGTCGCAGGTGCGCCCTGCGGGGCGGTGGTCTCGTCCATTCTCAACCTTCGGAGTTAGGTTATTTTCCAATCCGCACAGTTTTCTCGAACCGTGCTTCCTTTAGTGCCTTCTCAATGCCCTCATGAAAGCGATTCTTGACCTTTTCCGCAACAGGTGCGGCGAGCGGGTTTTCCCTCGTGCTGATCGCCCTTCCCATTGCCGCGTTCTCTTCGACCTTCCAGCCGAATGCAGGCCAGCCGATCGTCACGCCGTGGTTTGAGTATGCGATCTGCTGTAAGTCGTTCATCATGTCGCCAGTCAGGCGCAGGTTCGGCTTGGCGCTGTAATCGGCTTGGCGCGGGATTCTCGGCTCGCCTGTCGTCTTGTTCTCTCGGTAGGCACGTGAGTATTCCTTGAACCTGCCACCCACACCCTCGCCTGAACTCGTCAGCTGGCGAATCTCGCGGATCACGAACGAACCCAGCTCGCGCCACCATGCAGCGCCCAGCGTGACCGTATCCTCCAACCGCTTAGCCATCAATCAAAGCCCTCGCGCCTTCTGGGTCAACCTCGGTCGCCTCGCTTTTCCTGATCCACTGGTGTCGGCAGTTGTAGCCGCCACCGTCGATGAACGCATTTCCGAACCTGTCCTCAATCTCGTCCCTCGTCAACTCGCCCGCTGCCATCATCTCAAGGCACTCGTCACGCGTCCGGTCATCAGCTGGGCCGCTGTACACATAGAGCGTTTCGGGCGGCTCGTTCTCAGCTAAGACAGCTCGAACACTCCGGCTGTATGTGTTCAGCGTGGTATTGACAAGCGCCTCGACACGATCAGGGCGAAGCACGCCTTGCACGGCTTCGCGGATCAGGTTCGCCGGCCGGCCGGCGAGTACATTGCGCGTCAGCTCGGCCATCACGTCCGCAAAGTATTTGTCGCTGGCGGCCAGAAACGACCGCTGCGAAGTGACCACCAGCCCCTGCAGGCTGCCAGTCGATACCGCGCCAGCCGCCGACAGGTTGCCGAGCACGTCGCGACCGAAGGAACCGAGCACGCCATCGACAGCACCAGCCCAGCCGCTCTCCAGCTTCAGGCGCTTAAGGACTGCCGGGTCTGCCAGCTGCTCAATGATTGCGGCCTTGCTCGCGCCCTGCTCCACCAACGCCGTGACCAGCCTCACCAGCTTGAGCGCAGCCTTCTCGCTCTCGCGTGAAAAGGACGCAGCCCTCGCGTCGATCATGTCGGTAAGCTTGCTCACTCAGCCCCGCCGAGCAGGTCGGCAAGACTCAGCTCGCCGCGCTGCTGGATGGTCGGCTCTTCCGCACGCTCGCGGGCAATCGTCTCCAGCCTGTCGCGCAGCATATCGTCCGAGGCATCGGGGTCAATCTCGCGCAGGTAGTCCAGCTTGGAGGCCAGCCCGTTGCCGTACTCCCACTCCCATCGCTCGCGTTTTTCCGTGTCGCTCATCGGGATATGCGGCTCGACAAAGTTCACGCCGTACTCTGGCGGAACCGTCATGCCGACAGACTGGAGGATGATCGAGTCGATCTGGAAGCGCGTGCGCTCGAACATCCGCCAGCGCGCAAAGTCGCTCATGATCGCCTCGGTCAGTTCGACCTCCAGCAGGCGCTGATGCTCGCCGCTGGTGGCCCTGCCCTCACCAGCCCACTTCAGGCTCAGGTGATGCGCGAAGGCAACCGACTCCAGCTCTGCCCGCTGCGTTTCGATAAGCTGCCCCAAGTTCGCGCCAGCCGTCGCGAAGCTGAAGGTCTCGCCCGGCTCGAGTGACAGGATTTCCCACGGGTTCAAAAGCTGCGTGCCGTCGAGCCTTGCGTCTGTCCACGGCTGGCCAGCACCCTGAAGCATGAATGCCTGACGAAGATAGGTGCCGAGCACATTGAAAGCCGTCTGCGCGTCGAGCACATCCTGCGCCATCGGTCGCCACCAGCTGGAGCCTGCCGCGCCACGGTGGGCGAACACGACAGGAAGCACGCCATAGGGATTCACCAGGTCGGTGTTGTCTTCCGTCGGGGCCATGATCAGGCCGCTCGAGCTGACACGGAAATGAAGCTGATCCGTCCAGACCGCCCACTCCATATCTTCGCGCTTCGCCCCGGCATTGTGCAGCGGATAGACCACGCCGATAGGTTCAGGGTTCTGCGGAAGGAACAGAGGCTCGAACTCGATCAGCGGCTCGTGATACAGCTGGCCGTCTTCTGTCGTGCCGATCAGCAATGCCATTGAGCCGAGCAGGTAGGTCAACCGCTCAAAGTGCGTCATGACCTCATCGAGGTTGTCAAGCCGCTCAAGGTAGCGCTCGTCTGCTACGCGTTCCGGTGTGTCACGATACACCCCAGCCCGAGCGTCAATGATCTTGCCCGCCACGGCCTGCACACTAAAGGGAACCTGCCGGTCAATGCCGGGAGGAAAATAGCGCGCCACATCCTGATACAGGTCAACGCCCCGGTACTGATCGACAGCCCGCCAGCGCTGCGCCTGCTTGCGAGACTCGCTCCCTCCGCCAGTTCCCGCGTAATTCTTGAACGCGCCAGCAATCAGTTCAGGTGTGGGCAGCGCGACGATCATGATTAGCCTCCAAAGCGAGAATGACGGACAACCTGCCGTCTGTGGATCGGATACATATACTCAATGGCGTAACTCGCAGCGTCCAGCGCGTGCGGGTCACGGTTCGCCTTGTCTATCCGGCCATCGACCGTGCGCTTCGTGCGCTCGCAGTCATCAATCAGATGCTTGCACTTCGGGTCAATCGTCATGTGGACATTGCCGTCAGCGTCTTGCAGCATCCGGTTCCAGCTGTTCAGGCGGTCAACCTGTTCCGGAGCCGCCTTCCGGCCATCGACCTTGAATCCGTGATCCGTCAGGATCTGGTAGTCTGACTTCGGGCCGCGCACACTGCGGCTCGCGCCGCTGGGATCGGGAAAGATTCTCGTGACATGTGGATACTTTTCCCGCAGCATCCGCGCCATCATGGCCGTGTGGGCGTTCGTCGGGATCACAAGCTCATCATAGTAATGCACACGGTCAGCCGCAAGCTCTCCACCGATCACAGCGACCATCGGCTCGACGTTGAAATCAAGCCCAATCCAAGACTGCGGGCCGGCCGGCACTGTTTCAGTTTTCAGCACATGACGCGCCCTGTCGAAGTTCCAAGCCGCCCGGTTCCCGCCAGTCTCGAAGCTCGCCTCGTATTCCTGTGCGTACAGGATCGGATCCATGTCCCTCCGGGCCGCATCGACCTCGGCAGGATCCACGAAAGGCGAGTCTTTTGTTTTATAGATCCAGCTCGCCCAGTCGCCCTCGTCAGGGTCTTGGCCGAGCCTGAAAAAGTCGTACATCCGATCATATCCGCGCGGGCTGCTGGTGAACAGCGCAGGGCCCTTCGATTGCGTCAGCATCGGGCGAATCACCAGCTGCCACATTTCCTGCTTGCGCCACAGCGCGAACTCATCCAACCAGACACGCGAAAGCCCGACACCCGGCAAGCCATCCGGATTGTCCGCGCCGTGGAGCTGGATCGCGCCACCGTTTGAGAACGTCGCCTTCAGCTCGCTCACTGACAGCTGGATGTCAGGCATCTGGCGTGAAAGCCAGACCAACAGCGGCCAAACATTGCGCTTGGCCTGCACGCGGAAAGGGCTGACGTGCCAGCGCAGCTCGCCCGGCTGGATCGGCTCAGAGCACAGCCAGGCAAAGCCTGCATGAGTCTTGCCCCACCGCCTGCCAGTGACCAGCGCCTTGAACCGCGCAGGGTTACTCAGCAGCGTCCGGATCTGTGGTGTTGACGAAATCAAAGACCTTAATCGGCTCCGATATTGTGTGCTCGATAGTCTGCGCGTTCGGCACCTTGCCTTCAGTCCGCTCTGCGATAAACTGCACGGCCCAGCTGTTGCCCTTCAGCGCGTACTGGTAGACGGAGCGCATCACAGCGTCAAGCTTGGTCATGGTCACGCCGCCAGCCTTGACCTCTTCAAGCCCGATCTTTTCGAGAATGTGCTCGATCCGGTAGCGCTTGCGCTTGCGCCCCGGCGAGCCGCTGTTTCCAACAGCGAAGGTTCCGTCTGGGTTCCGCTCAGGCATGGACGGCCTTCTTTCCAGTGAGATTCTCCCATCGCTTGACGATCACGTCGCAGTACTGCGGGCTGATCTCCATGCCGTAGCACTTGCGGCCCAGTTGCTCGGCGGCGATCAGCGTGGTACCTGAGCCGAGGAATGGGTCGTAAACTTTGTCGCCTTTTGATCCAAAGTCGCACATAGCCCGTGCCGCCAAATCTACTGGGAAGGTGGCTTTGTGCTCCTCTTGTTGCTTTGGCCGAGGGATTTCCCACTTTGCCCATCGCGGTTCATTCTCACCTTGAGTCGTCGTATACTTTGCCCCTTTGGACAGCACAAACACGAGTTCCCAATTTCGTGAAAGAATGCCTTTCGATGCAGAGGGGAATCCGGCTCCTTTGTCCCAGCAAATTGTTTCTTTTACGGAAAGCCCGTGAGTTCCTGCGAACATCGTTCTTCCATACCCTGACCGGCAGTTAGCCGTATACATAACATTCCACACAACAGGAGAATAATCAGATTCCAAGTAAGACGATGTGAGAGCAAGCACGTTGTTGCAAAACTCTACCCATTCATCCTCTGACCTGTCGTCGCACTGGTGGTTGTAGAACTTTTTTGTTTTGCCGTTGTAGTCTGTTTTGTATCCTCCGTCCTTGCTGTTATACGGCGGCGACGTGAAGCACAGGTCTGCCTTCGCCCCGTCCATCAGCCGCTCAACATCCTCTGCCTTCGTCGAGTCGCCGCAAAGCAGCCGATGCTCGCCAAGCAGCCACAGGTCGCCCGGCTTTGTGATCGGCTCAGCAGGCGGCTCCGGCACCTCGTCCTCTGTGATGTCACGATCGCTGTTCCCGGCAAGCCCTTCAATCTCGCCAACATCAAAGCCAGTCAAGTCAAGGTCGAAGCCATCGTCCGCCAGGTCGCCAAGCTCAAGATTGAGCAGCTCGTCATCCCATCCGGCATTGAGCGCCAGCTTGTTGTCCGCAATCACATAAGCCCTCGCCTGTGTGTCGGTCAGGTGCGATAGGTACACAGCCGGCACGGTGTCGAGGCCGAGCTTCCGCGCAGCCATCACGCGCCCATGACCCGCAATGATCGTATTGTCATCCTTCAGCAAGACAGGATTGACAAAGCCGAATTCACGGATGCTTGCCGCTATCTGGGCAACCTGCTCGTCCGTGTGTGTGCGTGCGTTCTTCGCGTACGGTATCAGGTCTTTAGTCGAAACTTGGCTGATCTCGTCAATCATGGTTTTTCCCGTCTATAATCGGTGCCTGCACTATGTCTTTCCACGCCCTGAAAGTCAATAGGGGCCGAAGCCCCCAATGTCAGAACGGCAAGTCTGCGTTCGTTTCAATGCCCTGTGGTGCTTCCGGCTTCGCAGGCTGCTCAGGATACCGGAGCCTGTCCGCGAGCCGCTCTACGTCGCTGTCAGGGGTATTTACTGGCATTCCAGCCTTCGGGGCCAGCAGGAGCAGGCCGTATGCGTTCGCGTTCAGCTTCCAGCTCTCGCGCTTCTGGCCGTCCTTTTCCCATTTGTCGCACTGCATCCGGCCCTTGACGGCCACGCCAGCACCTTTGACGAGCGCGGCTTTTTGGTTCTCATACGGCTCCCAAAGCACGACGCGGAACCAGTCAGTCTCCTTGTCCTTGCCACGGCTGACGGCAACGCTAAACTCGGCGATCTGCTTGCTCCCTGCCTGCCGGAACTCGGCGTCGCTTCCGATGTGTCCTGCGATCCTGATTTCATTCTCGTACGGCATATTCCAGCCTCCTATTTGATTTTGCGCCGCTTGAACTTCAGGAAGTCAGCGGCCAGCTCGGTGTCTGTGAATACTTGAACGAGCGCGGTCTCGCGCTGTGCGTCCGGGTCGATTACCGTCACCACGCTGGGGCTGATCTGCTGCGGGATCATGCCGTGCGCCTGCGGATAGTCGTCCGCGATCTTGTAGCTGCCGACCTGAATGCAGTGGCTGATCAGGCCGCTTGATGGATCCACCACCTGCTGATAGCCTGAGATGTGCCGATGCCCGGCGAGCAGGATGTTGTCACGATAGCCCATCGTCGCGGCTTTACTGATCGAGTGCGCCGTGTTCCACTGGCTGTGGCCCTTGAACTGGTGGTGCGCGCGCATCGTAACCTGGCGCTTATTCGGGAAGGTTAAGGCCATCCGTGCCTGGTGCGGCTTGTAGATTCCGCTTGCAGACTGCATAAACCAGCGCAGCGGGTCTGTCGCGCCGCTCCACATATCATGGTTTCCGCCGATCATGTAGACCATGTGTTCCGACAGCTGTTCAATGAACCACTGGGCCAGCAGGACAGCCTGCCGTGCTGTGGTAGTTTGGTCGGCAAACAATCGCGCCAGCCTGCCAACCCAATTGTTCGTAGTGTCACCCAGATTCCCACACAAGAGGCCGTCCGTCTGCTTGACGAGCGCCATGTCACGCTCAAGCGCTTTCAGGTCGGTGCCGTCGTCGTCAATGTGTGGATCGCCAAAGTGCAGGATGCCTACCGGGCCTTGCAGCTTGATCTGGATGTCAACGGCCCGCTGCTGATATGCGCCCAGCTTGCGCTCGGTGACCTTCCGCTTGTAGGTCAGGATGTCTTGGATGTCGATCTCGCCGTCTGGCGGCTGCTGGGTCTTGAAGTCTGGGCTGTACTCTTCCAGTTCTTTCAGCCAGCGTTTGATGGTGGTTCTCGGGATGTCGAGTTCCTTGCTGATTGCCCGGCGTGACATCCCTTTTTCGATCATGTTTTGCAACAGGTTCAGGTCTTTGTCGCTTCTCATCTGCCCCCCGTTTTTTCGGAATATACGCCGAAGCGCTTACAGATCAAACACCTTCCGCCCGATTGCTTCGAGTGCCTCGTCAACACTACGGATTACAGCCACTTGACCCTTCCACTTTTCCGCCCATGCACGCTCGTCATCGGTCAGCTGCTGCTTTGATGGTGGCTTTTCGCCGTCCTTCACCTCGAAGAGCAGGTTGATTTTGCCGACGCCCACCAGCAGATCAGGACAGCCCCGCCCGACCATGTGCAGCGGCTGGACGCTTGCGCCAGCCTTTCGCAGGGCTTTGGTGATTTCTGCCTGGTTCGCGTCAACTCTTGCGGCTCTACGCATCGCCATCCTCATCCACTTTTATCGTGATTAGTGTCGGGGTATACTCTCTTCGAGTGACTTCAACTCCCAAGAAATCTGCCAGGTTTTCCAATGCTTCAAGCTTTGTTCGACCTTGCCCAAAATATGTCCTCTCATCCACCTTGAACGACGCTCTGTAAATACAGTCACGCTCAAGAGCCTCAGTTATCTCCCATCGTCTCACGTTTCACCTCCTGCCTGATCACTTTGTCGGTTTTGAGAGCTTCGTAGATGTCGGCGTTCTGTTCCGCGTGGTCTGCTGAGATAGCCTTCAGAAGCCTCCACAAGTGCAGCTTTGCGGCTATGATCTCATCCGTTGTCGTTCTCATCAAGCCCTCGCCTGTTCATTTCCTCGCGTATCCAGCTCAGGTAGATTCTCAGCAGCTCGTCCGGCACGCCGATCAGCATCATGCTGAACTCGTCCTCTGTCAGCGGAGACAGCTCAAAGTTTCTCGGTTTCATTTCGCCCTCCTGTTGTCGTTTATATGATCCGGCGCGACTCAAGCGCCAGGTTGTTGTTGGTAGGGACGGGTCGGCAAACCCGCCCCAGCGTCAGTGAATCGGCCACGCTCTTGAACATCATCATGGCCTCTCTAACCAGCCTTGCGCTGGCGGTCACACACCCATAATCCAGCCTTTCGTCATTTTGTTGATGGTTAAGAGGCGGTCGGGTATTGCGCCCGAACAGCGGCCCGTGATATTCCGCTGCCTGCCCTTTGCAGCCGCCTCGGTTATTCATGTATCAGTCTTCCGCTCATCTCATCGTATGCCATGCCCTCCGGCACGTCCTGATGACGCACCCTGCCACCATTGCAGGTCGGGCAGCGGTAGGCAACCAGTGTTGCAGTCGGCTTGTCGAGAGCCTGCGTCTGCATCGCCCCGCCCGTGCGCCAGACCGCCACATGGCGCAGCGTTCGCATATAGTGCCAGCCCTTGCCATCGCAGGTCGGGCAGCTTCCAGACTCTTCAACGCGCTGCTGCTTGCGCTGCTGGTAGGCATGGATGCGCGCCTGTTCAAATGCGGTCGGCAAGTTCGTTTCCTTGCTATATGCCAGATCCTTCAAGGCTGACCGGATGAACTCGTCCGTTTGATTGTGTCCGATTTCGCGCCATGCGTAATCCACCAGCGTCTCGTCCAGCTGGCGCGTCCGGCCCTTCAGCGTGAGCGCCTTGCCCAGCGCGATATTAAATTCCTGTCTCGTCATGATCCCTCCCTTAGAACGGCAGCGGGCCGTTGTCTCGTTCCGGCAGCTGTGTCCCTTCGTCCTGCCATCCGCCAGCATTCAGCCAGGTCGCCGGATATGGGATGTATTGCCCGTTCTCTCGGTGCCATTCAGGGTCTTTAGCCTGCTTGTTGACGGCCTCGATGATCTGCTCTTTGAGCTGCTTGCCGGGCCTCAGCTTTTTCCATGCCTTGAGTGCTGCTTCCTTCGAGCGCTTTTTGGGATATGCGCTCCAGAATTCGTCGAACCCTTCCGCGCTTTTCGCCTGCGAAAGCGCAAGAGAGTCTCCTCTTTCCTCTTTCCTCTTTCCTCTTTCCTCATTCAGAGCGTATTGGTACGCACCTTGGTTAGAAGCGCTTTCTACCAAGGTTATACTCGCTTCGCTCCTTGGTGGTAATTCGCTTGCTGCCTCGTTTGGGTGTGGGCGCTGGTGTTTCGTGAAGTTGTTGATTTCAAAGTACTTCACCCCATCAACCTCATAATGGCAGAGGAACCCGGCCTTGGTCAAGGCAGAGAGCATTTTGGGAATATCGTAGTCTTCTGCTGGGAAGATCGCCATTTTGATCTTGATCGGTCGATCTTCAAAACGCCCTTCGCGGTCAGCAAAACACCACAGCCCGATGAATAACAGCCTGCAGGCAGGATCAATCTGCACAAGGTTCTCGTTCAGAAAGAATCCCGGCTTGATGTTTCGCGCGCGCATGGCTACCTCAAGCTCTTGGCACGAATGCCCATTTTCGCGGCGTATTCCAGCACATCCAGATCAAGGTAGCGGCCTCGCTCGTTGCGCTGCGGGAATTCTGGATCGTTTGCCCGCCAGCGGTAAAAGGTCGGAGAACTGCAGCCAAGCATAGCCATTGCTTCAGTCGCGCTCATCCAGGTTCCTGCGTATTCGTCAGACATTGCTTTTCCTTTCTTTGTTGCACCATTGTAGCAATTGATGAGCGATAAAAGAAGCCATCAGGCAATTTCCCGCGAAAAAACTTCCTTGACCAGCGGCCCAACGCCGATAGCCTTTGCGGCATGGATGCGGACGCTGATCAGGTCGTCCAGGTAGCAGCGCACGATATTGCGCGACACCCGCTCGGCTTCGCTCATCGTGTCGCAAAAAATGCGCTCGTGGCTTTTCTTGGGCTCGCAGTTCCGCCATTTGATCTCGATGTATGCCATTACCACTCTCCCGTGTATTCTGGCGCGGGATGGAATATCCGCGTCTTGTTCCCTTCGCGCTCCATGATCCGGCTCCCGTCTGGGCCGATCCATTCGAGCCTCGCAAGCTGCATCTCAAAGGCGCGGTTCAGGATCCGATATAGCTTAAGCGCTTGCTCTTCCGTCAGCCCGCCTTCACTGTGGCGTGCCCCGCCCTCCGAGTATGTCCATCTTATCCGGTGATCAGTTTGCATAGCGGATGTCCTCCAGCAGCCTCGCAAGCGCACGCGCCCAGCGGGCCTCCTGCTCCTGCTTTTGCATCATCCGGCTCTGCCATGCCTTGATCCGGCCTGAGTCTTCACCAGCCTGCCATGCCGTGTAAATCATTGCAGCTTCGCGCTCGGTCGAATATGAAAGCCCTTCGATCAGCCCGATTCGCTCCCACTTGATCAGCTTCGCCCCTGCAAGCTGCCCATGTCGGGCAGCCTGCACTTCGATACCGTGCTCGGTGTTCGCGAGCCTGGTGTCTGGGTTGATTTTGTACGCTCTCATGCTATGCTCCTGATTTCCTGCTCATGCTTGTCGATCTCGTCGCAGAATGTGGGGAGATTATCGGCAAGCGCCTGCTGAACTTTAGCGTCCGGCAAGACTTCAATGATCAGCGGCGGCAGGCCGGGAAAGTAGGACATGAAATACCACTTGGGTGCGCCCGTCACGAACAAGCAGCCTTGCA